CCTAGCGGTGCGCATGTACTTCGGTGCATTTCTCGCAGCTATGTTTGGGAGTCACATCGAGAGCATGTTGGCACCAGGCATTAACCCTTACACGGAGTGGGGCTTGCTTGCCTCTAAGCTACGTGCTATGGGCGAGGAGATGTTCGCTGGTGATTTCAGTCGCTTTGATGCGAGTGGCCAGCCACAGGTGTATTTCGAGATTCTCGAGATTATTAATGGCTGGTATCGCGACGTACCGGATTGGTGCAAGGAAGATGAGCGCGTGCGCAACATTCTCTTTCTTGATCTGATCCATTCCCGCCATTTGACGGGTGAGCAGAACAAGCTGGAGTATGTTGTTCAGTGGAACAAGTCGCTTCCCAGCGGCCACCCACTTACCACTGCTGTGAACTCCTTCTACAGTCTCATCACCATTGGGGTCTGCTACACACACCTCACTGGTGATTTGGAAAACATCACGGAGAACATGTATGCCATCACTTTTGGAGATGACAACGTGGTCTCTCCCAAGGACACTTTGATCGACGTCTTCAATCAGATCACTGTGTCCGAGAAGATGATGGAGGTGTTTGGCTTAACCTACACCTCTGATAAGAAGGATGAAGCTCTCCGCAAGTGCGAGGACATCACTGGTGTCACGTTTTTGCAGAGAAGCTTTGCCTACGACAAGGAGTCTGCTGGGGGAATCGCAGCCCCCCTGGCGGAGAAGAGCTTTCTCTACGTACCGTACTGGTATCGCAGCAAGAAAGCTACTGACAGTGATATGTTGGATAACGTCAAGAATTTGCTTGGCGAGTTGAGCCAGCACACCCCAGAGCGCTGGGAGCAGGTCACTAGTGTCCTGTTCCCGTGGCTCAGGCAGCATGATTTGCTGGATCGCCTACCCTTCACCACACGGGAGGCGGTCCGTGCTTGGGTCAATACCCGTGGTGAAATTTGGTTTTAGGGATATATACGCATTGTTGTACATACATACCGTGCGGCCGGTGTACATATATGGTCAGGATGAGCCCACGGCGCCCATTGAGGTTACTACTCAGAGCCTATCAGAGAGAGTCGCACAGTGATTGGCTATGGGAATACGCCAATCTCTTCATACCTTCCCGCTACACAAATAGCCGAACAAATAACCTGTGACGAAGTCACAGAGATACAGCCCACTCATGGTACTATGGAAGCGACTGGTGTTAACACTCGTGTCGCCGATGCAGGATCATGTGTTCAGATTCCCTACGTGATGCCCGGATCCTTCCTACAGACCACTGGTATAAGCCAGGATCTTAAGGAGTATTTGGGTAGACCACGTATTCTCGGTTCCGGAGTAACACCAGTTACTGTCGGAGTACTTTTCAGCAATACGCTGACACCAGCCGCTTTACCCACATGGTTTGCCAATATAAAGACTCGTCTCACCGGCGTATATGCATTGAGGTTTACTTTGAGGTTCACAGTGGAGTTTGCCAACACTCCTTTCCAGCAAGGTGTGCACGTACTCAATTGGCAGTACGCACACACCACTGACACTGACTTCAGTCGTGGATCGTCGGCGTTCTCATGCACGCAGTTACCGCATGTTAGGGTTAATTTCCAGGACTCTAATTCTGGTACCCTAGATGTTCCTTTCTTGTACGCGTTGGATTATTTCCCCTTGTACGGGGGATCTATAGCCATACCATATGGTACCGTTTGCTTGACATCTGTGTTGCCTTCTAACGCCCTTGGAACTTCTGCAAATCCGTCATGGAAACTTTATGTATCCATGCATGATGTAGAGTTGCTTGGCTCCACGACGTTCACAGCTAACACTGCTGTGATACAGGCTGGCGACAAAGTTCTTAGCACCGGCGTTAAGGACTCGGCCACCCGTATCCTGAAGGGTGTTGCTAACGCCGATAAGGAGCTTCGGCGGACTAAGGTGGTATCATCCACATTATCCGCTGTTGGTGCGGGCCTCAAATTGATTAGTGGGGTTCCTGGCTTGGGTGCTCTAGCCGGGGCTCCCGCCTGGCTTACTAGCACACTGGCGGGGACGGCAGCATCTTTTGGTTACTCTGCGCCAGCCGCAGAACAACCGTACGAGCGTAAGCTCGATTTGCGTGCCGTAGATCTTGTACATACTGATATACCTGCCTCTGTTTCTAAGGTTGGACCTTTCCAATCCAATAAACTTGCGGTCTCACCAGCGCTTGGTGGCACTGATGAGGACCAGATGGCCCTCGATTATGTACTTACCAAGTATAGCCAGATTTTCAGGGGTTTTACCAATACCACTATTCCGGCTGGTTCTTTATTGTATGCTACGAAGATTTGCTTGAATCACTTTTGGTTCAGAACAGGGCTTGCAGCTACCGGTTACGGCAACATACCACCACCTTATAACTCGACTGCCACCACCAACGCTTTGTACCCCTCTACACTTATGTATGTGGGTGATTCTTTCCGTTATTGGCGGGGAGATCTGCGCTTCAGATTCACTTTCTCGAAGACTGTCTTCCACTCTGGCCACGTTATAGTGGGATTTGTGCCATTCACTGAGTATGCCGGTACTACCGGCTTGACCAACACTGTTCAGATCCCTGAGGTTACCGGGTTTGATGTCCAACCGTCGTCATACACTGCTACCTTTGATTTGCGAGCTGGCACAACTTTTGAGTTTGTGGTGCCCTTTATCTGTGATACTCCATATTGTGGTAATCTAGATTCGATAGGTACTTTGAGCATGATGGTTTTCAATCCACTGCTTGCTAGTTCCGCTGAGATATCCACAACAGTGAATTATCTCGTTGAGGTCGCTGCTGAGCCCGGATTTGAGTTGGCTGCTGTCGTACCATCCAATATGGCGCGTGTGAATACCAACACAGGCTTAGCGGTTTTGCAATCCGGCACCACCCCTTTGGTGACATCTGGTACTGAGCAGCAACCGGTGGTGGCACCAAGTGCGACTATTATTGGGGAGCACATCAAGAGCTTAAAACAGCTGGCTATGATTCCGTATGTGGTAGTGAAGAGTTCTCCTGCCGACACAATCACTGATGTTACTGGCTTGTTTTGGTTTTTCTCTCCTCGTTGGACATTGACCACACCGATGTCGACTAATGCGTCCCTTAGGTTCGCATATAGTAATTCCGGCAAAGTGGCTTCGATGTACGCTTTTTGCAATGGCTCCACTAGGC